CTGCCTTCGGTGCTTCCAGTTTGGCAACCCCGTCTGTCTGCGCTTGGAACGGCGTCATAGTCACCAGCTTCTGCACCTCGGGGGTGTTGCCCACCTTGGTAATCACATCGTAGTGATGGCGCTTGATGTGCTCCACAGCAGAGAACAGGATTGACTGGTTGTCGTTGTTCTCATTGAAACTCAGCTTGGTGATGTACCAATCAAGACTCTTGCCGTTGTTGCCCAGATACTTGACGTAGCTCTCAAATACGTGCTCAGTAGCAGATGGGCTCTCACCGAACAAAGACTTGGACGCCAAGTTCATCTGATAGACCTCACCCTCAAGTGCGGTGCCAAAGTCATCTTCCAACAGCACGGCGATGCGGCGGGAGTATCGGCAAGCCTTCGAGTTACCCATGCCTGAACCTTTGATGTTCTGGGGGCATGAGTCGCAGCGGTCAGCCTGTCTGTTCACAGACCCAGCGTCGGGGACATTGCCGTCGTTGGAGAAGCAATCGGGAGGAACTGGCTTAGCGTCGGGGGTCCACTGCGCTGCGTAAAAGATGCGCCCGACCTTGGGGGATGAGTTGACGATGATGACGTTCAGGTCACCCTTGATCTTGCCCATCTCCTTGCCGCTGATCTCCTTGCGGAAGATGCCGTTCTTAGGCACGATACGCTTCGTGCCCGCGCTGCCCATGAGGGACTTGGTAAGCTCGCTGATGCCCGAGGCTTGCAGGAAGTCGGGAAGGTCTTGGTCAATAACTGTAATGTTGCTCATTTGATTCTTTCAGGGTTTTGGGCGTCTAACTACCACGGTGTACTCACTCTCGACATTCAGGCCCATAGGCAGAAGGTCAGGATTCTCAACGAGAAAGTCTTTCATGTTTGTCTGATGAAGTCGTTTCTCTAACAGGCCAAATGCACCTTGCTCCTTGATGAAGGTGTACATCGAATCCCAATCGTTCGTCCAGTACCGTGACTTGACCGAGCGAATGATTGTGCCGTGTTGGGTTTTGATGCTGCTTGCATTCAGGTCTTTGCACGCATCGAGCATGTTGGCTTCCAGCATGTCCATCTGTTCTTGTAGAACAGAGTCCTGCGTAGTGAACTCCGCTTTAAGCGTAGTCCGGGCGTCACGAATCTTGATGTAGACGTTCGCCAACATGTCTAAATTTGGGGAACTCTTACCCTCTGAAGTTTCTTCAGTCATCTAATACTCCTAATGGTTAATGAAGGTGTAGGCTACCTGCCTACGGAACTGACTATATCACAGGATTGTACATTGTCAAACGATTTCGGAAGAAATTTCTTGGCGGTACAGGTCAATGATTTTTTGGTGGTTGCCGATGTTGTTGCGCAACAAGGAGTAGACCTTGGCTTCCACTGGGCTCCCTGAGATATGTACGATGGTCATGTTGTTCTTCTGGCCGGGTCGGTCAATACGTGCGTTGGCTTGCAGGTATGTCTCTACGCTGGTGCAGGGAGCGTACCAGATGATGGTGTCGGCGGCGGTTAGGGTTAACCCGTGGGATGCAGCTTGGGGCTGGATGATGAGCACCTTTGGGTCCAACCGCTCTTGGAAGCTCTTAACGATGTCGCTGCGCTGGTTCAGGCTGACGGAACCGTTGATGACCTCGCACGTGATGTGTTGATTTTCGAGGTGCTTTTTTAACAGGTCGATAGTATGTGTAAACGGAACGAACACAAGGACTTTGTTGCTCGTCTCGTCGATGATCTCCTGCACTACGTTAAGCCGGTTGCTGACATCGAACTCTATTACCTCGTGGGCATCTGTGTACACCGACCCGCATGAAATCTGCAGCAGCTTACTGACCTGCACGGCGGCGTTGACTGCGGTGATCTCTTCCCCTGCGGCCTCGATGAGCATCTGCTTTCGCAGGATGTTGTAGAACTTCTGCTGCTGTGCGCTGAGCGGTGCGTCTCTGTCTATGAAGGTAACCGGAGGTAGATCAAGGCACTGGGCTTTCTCGAATCGTATTGCTGGCTGCAGTATCTTGTGCACCGTAGCTTGTGCGTTCGGCTTAGGCAACCAACGGTACATGCTCACCTTGGTCATCACCGTATCTTTGAACTGCCCAAAGAACGGCGACACTGCTGTGGGGTTGATCAGCTTAGCTAGGCCGTAGGCGTCGGCGGGAGATTGTGCTGCTGGCGTACCAGTAAGCATCCACAGCCCTTTGATGACCTTGTTGAGGTCCCGCAGTGCTTTCCATCTGTCCGTCTGTGCATTCTTATACGCCGACGCTTCATCAACGACGATGAGGTCAAACCCACCAGCCAGCAGTTCCTTTTTGACAACCGCAACCCCATCAAAGTTGATCACGACAAACTCAGCACCGCTGTTGATGATCTCCTTGCGCTTTGCTGCGCTACCGTGGGCAACGGCGACGGTCCTATGGATTGCAAACTTGAACAGGTCGTTCTGCCATGCAGCACGCATGATGGATAGGGGGCATATCACTAACACCCGTCTAACTGCTCTGACACTCATTAAGTAGTCAACCGCCCATATGACTGATGCAGTCTTGCCGGTACCCTGCTCGTTGAAGCAGAACGCCTTGCGGTTGGAAATCAAAAACTCTGATGTGACCTTTTGGTGGTCGAACGGCTCAAACCCATGTGGTCGGGGCCACTCATATTCTGATAGATTCATTTTTTCTTTGGCTTGTTGACCTTGACGGTATGGTCTGAGTTGCGTGTAAAGGAACGGTTGTCACTCGGCGACTTCAGCTTCAGGTTGCTCGGCGCGTTGGTGCCGCCTTTGCTCAGGGGAGTTACATGGTCGATGTCCTTACCTGCGCGGTCAACACCCTTAGCGTCCATCTCGTTTCGCGCACGCTGTCGATCCATCCGCGCAGGCAGTTCGCCCCGCTCAACTTGCTGCTGGTACTCTTTTTTGTACGGGCGTTTTTTGTTTACGTAAGGCATGGTTAGTCCTTTGTGATTGCTGATATTTTGTCATTTTCCCACAGGGGTTTGCGGCCATCTTCTTCAATTGAACGCAGCATCTTACCGACTGCTACGCTAATCTCCAACATCATGGCTGATTTATGTTGAGCAAAATGCGCTTCTATGGACTTGTCCACAACCTTGCGCACAACAACGGCCAGTATTTCAGTCACTCGGCGCTTCAATTCGTTTTCAAGAATGAGAGCGGTATCGGTTTCTTCGTTGGTCATTTTTAACTCCTGTTGTACTCGCAGTCCTTGACTGCACAAAATTTGCATAGTGGCCCACTAACGGGGTTCCACACTCCACTCTTTATTGCTGCTTCGATACGCGCAACGTCTGCTGCAGACTTGTCCATGTAGGTGTCCTTGAACTCGACGAACTGCTCGGCTTTGACGAACTCTTTACTCACTATAAAAAGGAGAGCGGACTTGACCCTCTTGATCTCCGGGTACTTCGCAAACAGGCCACAGGCTACAAGGTCCAGTTGCTTTTTGTCCGCATATCTCGCATTCTTGCTTGTCTTGTAGTCCACTGAGTGGGCCACTCCTGTCGTCCGATTGATAATCACCAGATCGGCTATTCCATGCCACCAGACATTCGGTGCATGGAAGTCACAAGCCTTCAGGTCTTTGGTCAGGCCCAGCCTCACTTCGCATAGCTTCTCGCCGGGGATTGCGTTGAGCGTGTCCAGCACACCCTGCATGTACTCAAACTGCGGGGGGATTGGTGTGCCCTTGCCGATGTAGTCCTCGGCCACAGTGTGTGCAGCCTTACCGTATAGCGTAGCTGTGGTATCAGGTTCCCGGATCGCATCGGGCGCAACCTTAGCGTGGTAGTACTTGCGTGGGCACTGCTGGAAGGTCTTCAGCGAACTGAACGACCAGACGATGGGTTTAGAGTTCATGTAGCCCCACTCTGCCCATGCTCAAACCTTGCAGACCGTGCAGCGGCGTATGCGTCCACTACAGTTGGGTAGTGCATATGGGTGTGTACTTGCCTTGTGTCTATGTCCCAATCCTCGTCGCTGGAATCTAAACCATGAATCGGGTCTACATCTAGAAGTGAGGCTAGGTGAGATTGCTTAACAACCTCAAAACCGTAAGGCGTAAAGGAGCCATAGCTCTTTACAAGCCCTTTGTAGTGTTGGAGGATGGGGTGAAAATATATCTTGCTGCTTGATGGTTCGGGTATTTCGGAAAGCAGTAGTAGTCCTATATTTTTACCAATCGAGTCACTAAAGTTGGGCAGTATTCCTCCGAAATCGTGCATCTCGGCGTGTTTTTCCCAGTCTTTCTTGAGCGCGTTTGTATCGCCTTTGACTTCTACAAAAATCCCCTCTTCTCCGTATCTGCGCGGTAGGAAGAAGTCGGGAAGATACCGTACTATTTTGGAACCATACTGTTCTGATCCGGGGTCAGCGTTAGCAATGGGGGCATCCTCGTCGTATATTTCCTTTTGGTACCCTTCGTCTTCGTACTTCCAAGGTATGCCAAGAGTGTCAAAGAACACAGCCCACCTAGCTTCCAGTCTTGACCGGAAGTGGTAACCCTTGTAAAAAGTTTCAATAGCCTTAACAGTCTCCATAACTATCTCCATATCCTGATTCACAGTTGAGGGGTAGCTCCATTGCCCATATGGGACGGAGCCGCATGCACAGTTCGACGTATTCCTTAGCTATCTCGGCCTCGGCTTTGGGTGCAATGACTGCAATCGCATCGTGCACCGTCATGACCACACGGTACTTCTTTGCGATCCTTAGCATCTGCTCACCTATGATGATGCGGGCAAGTGCTTGGCATACGTTCTCGATTACCTTACCACCGTATATGCGGTTAGGGATAACTGCTTTGCCCTTCTTGGTGTCGTACACAACCTCAACCTTGCCAGTCTTCTCGTCCTCACGTATGCGCAGGTTAGGGTACTTGAGATACAGCCCGTTGGGTAGCTTGATACCGTTGGCTCCATCGACTTCTAGCAACCCATCGCGGCCCAGAGTTGTCTGTGCATTCCGCAGCATGGCCTTGAGCATGTCGCCAGCTTCTGCCCACAGCCTAACAATGTTAGGGTAGGTAGCCCGGTACGTATCAATGATGCGCTTGGCCTCTTCCAACGTAATCACAACGCCAAAGTTCTTTAGCTGCAACTGGAACTTCGCTGCACCCATGCCGTAGCCTGCACCCAAAATTGTCGTCTTGCCAACAAATCTTTCGTCTTTGGTGATCTCGTCTGCTGGCTTGCCGTAGATAGCAGAGGCCATGATTCTGTACACATCTTCCCCACGGTCAAACGCATCCACCAAATCATTCTGCCCAGCTAGCCAAGCTAAAGTACGGGCTTCGATTTGCGAGGAGTCTGAATCCAGTACCACGTACCCATCGGGGGCAATGATGGAATATTTCAGCGGAGACTTGCGCGGCAGGTTCTGCAGGTTGAGTTTGTCGTCACCGCCCCACCGTCCTGTGTGGGCAGCGTAGTAGCGGAGCGGAACTGGCATAGAACCGCGACGGGCAATCCCAATGAACCTCTCAGTCCGTGTCTCCTCGATGGTTGACTTGACCCCAAGCCGTGCAGCAACGATAGCCTGCACGATCACGTTGTCATGCTCAAGCAACGCCTTGAACTCCTCGTCGGTCTTGGAG